GAAAGGAGCACACTCATGATTGTCATTGAAGTAATTGAAGCCTTGTTCTGGTGGTTTCGTCGTTTTATATTTTGGTTAATTACTGCACGTGACTGTCTTCACTGTGCTAATTCAGATGAATATGAAAACTGTACCTTAACTTGTAAGCAATGTGAGGATTGCGCAGCCTCGATATCCTGTGTAAACTTTAAAAGGAGAAAAAATAATGAAAGAGTATGAAGTGGTTTATTTAATAGGTAGCGTGTATGGAAGTTTTAGACTTTCAGCATTTAATTATCATCAGGCAGAGTGGGAGGCGCATAGGCTTGTATCGTTAATTCATCATGCTACTTTTGTAGGTATGCAGGAAAAAATGCCTTTAACTCTTAGAGCGTATGACGTTGCTTTTCTTCCTGATTATAAAATAGGTTCTAGAGGAAAACTTCTAGAAGTTAGTTTATTTGAAGCGTATAAGCAAGCACAAGCAATTGCCACTAAGAGAAATATGATTGTTAAGAGCGTTAACTTAAATCGGGATGAAGAAGAAAGAGAAGCATTGAAAAAAGCTAAAGTCGAACCAGTTATTTCACGTCGATGTAAATATCGTGTTGAATTTATTAATTCATCAGGCTACGCTGACTCAAAAGAATACTGGTGTTTAAATGCGGAAGCAGCCATACATCTTATAATTTCTATTCCTGCTTACAATCCATGGACAGGAAAAGACGAGAGAATATATTTAGATGCTATTACAGCAGTAGTTGAAGTACGCAGGGTTGAAATTCCATAAGGAGGCAACATGAAACATGTATATATCTGGGATAAGGGCAAGGAATATAAAGCAGTTATTATGAGTTTAGGAAAACCTGCAATGGTAGTAGATAACGAAATAATGAATTTCTTTGATTTCACGCGTATGCTTGACATTCTGGATATAAAAAAGAGCGACGTTATGATAAAGTCAGAGGGCGTATGGAGGGAGTGGAACTTATGACTGCTTTTCAGATATGGGTGTTGATTTTGCTTGTAATTTTGGTATTAAAATAGGAGGAATTTAAAATGAAATTAAAAGATAGATTTATATTAGCAATTGAGGGGTTTAAAGGAAATACGATGATACCTAGCAATCAGTTTAAGGCAAGAGAAATTGAAAGAGAACACATATGTTGCCACGAAATAGTTCCGGTAGTTTTAGGGGCAAAATGTAAAGTAAATAAAACGCTTCCTGCCTCTATAAGTCAAACAGAATATGCAAGAAGCAAGTTATACTATGAACTATCCCTGCACTTACATGAAATAGTGAGTATTGGTCACGATGAAGAAGACAATTCATTTTTTGCAAAAATTGGCATAATTGATTATTTATCTTAAAGGAGGTATACAATGGATGCAAAGCAGATTGATCAGAAAGTAGTTGACGCTATTTGCAAAGAGCAGAAAGCGTTTAAAATTAATTCTTTCTTAAATGGAAAACTTTTTATCCGTAAAATGGATGAAACGGCAAAGATATTGTGGTTAGATAAGGCTGTAAAAGACTTTATTTCTAACTGCGGAAAATGGACAGGTATAAATCAATGAAAACTATCCTATTTATAAGCTTTATTTTTAGCATATTTTTCACTATCTTTTCCGGTTATAAAATGATACACTTTTCTATAGTAGCAGCAAGTTATCCTGTAACTAAATACAATCGGTATAAGGGAAAAGCTTTCTTTTTTACTTGCATGTTTGCAATATTTTGTATAGAAACTTTTGCTTTATATGAAATGGTGGTGATAAGCAATGTCATTTTCTTGTACTGACACAGGAGCAGAGAACTTAATAATAGCCATTATAAGACAAGCTGCAATTGACTATCAGCATAAGTCTAAGGACGCAGCAGCCTTTTTTGAAACAGAATACTATGAAAGTATGTGTGATTTTATTGGAATACATGCAGGATACTTAAAAACAGAGATAGAAAAGACTGCATGTTCTAAAGATATTCCTCACACCTATCGGAAAAGATAAGGAGAAATTATGAAAAGCATAAGAGCAGAACCACTATAATTCATCTATTATGCTATACCAATTGATAATTAATAAACTTACGCAGAGCGTAGAAAGAGAGTAAAAATGAGAAAAATTGTAAGAACATTTTCAATTCAGAAAGTAGAAGCAACTTATATTGCAAAAGCGGAGAGTGACGGTTCATTAACTGAATTTAAGAGAGTTTTTGATGTTGCTGCAGGAAAACCGGAAGAGGTAAAAGAAGAAGTACATTGCCGTTTGAAGAACGAGGTTGAGGATTTTTACTGCCTCATGGGAATTGAAGTCACTGAAAAATCTGTTGACAAAAAATTCGAGATCAGTGTTGATGATTTTCTTGAAAATGCTGTTGAAGTAAAATAATCAGGCGCAGAGCGCAGGAAGAGGATTGAAAAATGAAAAACGAGAAAATTGAAAAAGAGCCATTTAAGGGAGAAACAGTAGAAAATATGGAAAGTGTAGAAAGTACAGAACTGGCAGCACAGCCGGAAGTTCAGATCACAAAGATCACGGACGATGACGGTGAAGAGTATTCCATGGACTTTTCCACAGACTCAAAGCAGTTTTACTGCTCTTTGAAGAGTGACAGTCTGGAAGATAAAGTAACGATTTTCAATGCTGCCAACAATCCGGATAAAAAATTGTCTGAAATGATCAATATGGTCATTAAGTTCAAACATTTTTATGCTGATGAAATTGTGATCACAGACAACAAGACCGGTCTGAAAAAGAAAATGATGCGCTGCGTCATTATTGACGAGGACGGAAAGGCATACACAGCAATGAGTAAGGGAGTATACCAGAGCATCAGAGCACTTTTTAACACGTTTGGAGAACCTGCAACATGGAAAGAAGCTATTCCGATCGTGGTACAACAGAAAACAATTGGAAGCGGAGAGAATGTCCGAAACATTCTCAAATTCGGACTTGTTTTTGGTAAATAATTGATATCATAAAGAGGACGGCTTGTCCGTCCTCTTTTTAAATGTTTCACGTGAAACATATGAGGTAACAGTAATGGCAATAAGGGTTTCGCTAACTGATAAGGAAAAGGATGTTATAAAGGACACTGTTAAAAGATATAACAGTAAGATAAGCAGGAATAAAAACAAGGGAGTAAAATTGCCCGCTTCTTACACAGTTAAACAACTTTCTTTTTTTACATCAAAAACGCAATTAAATTCCACAATACACAGTATGAATTTATTTTTGCAAAAAGACTCTTTAAAATCCAAAAAGAATAAAAAAGGAATAGAAATTACAAACTATGAATATAAAGAATTGCAGAAAAAGGTAAATAGAATTAATTATCAAAGAGAAAAAAGAAGAAAACGTTTTGAAAAATTACAGGTAAAAAGCAGAGGAACAACGATTGATCAGTTAAATAAAACAATTTTACCGGACGAGGTAGTAGGAGCGTTAAATACAAAAAAATTTAAGTTTGAAAAAATGAATAATAGAACTTTTGAAAGTTTTTTAATGCAATTAGACCTACAAGACAACAGCAATTATTATAATGACACTGATAAAAAATGGATACAGAATTATATTAAAGGATTAAATACTTCTTTAGGAGGTTATTCCCCTGATAGAGTTGGCTATTTGGAACAAAAAATAACTGAACTTTATGAACAAAATCCAGAAAAAATGATTGACTTTTTATATGCTGAAAGAGAAGCTGAAATTGATTTTATTTATTCTAACGAGGATGCTTCTACTAGGCTAGATATTTTGGAGAATATATGGAGTGACGTCTATACACATTATGAATATGACTAAGGAGGCAGAAAAGAACGGACGGTGATTAATTGGTCAAAAAATATTCTGCTGACTTTGAAACAACAACTGATCCGAATGATTGCCGTGTATGGGCGTGGGGTTGTATGGAAATATACGATGAGGGCACGTTTTTATATGACAATAACTTAGACAGCTTTATGAGTCTGGCGGAAAAACAGGGAGGAATATATTACTTTCATAACGGAGGTAAATTTGATTATGAGTTTATTTATTACTGGTTGTTTAAGCATGGCTTTAGCTATGTAGAGGATAGAAAGTTAGCAAGCACGAAAACCTTTACCACATTAATAAGCGATAAAGGCAGATTTTACAGTATGACAATTTATTTTTATAAAAATGGTCACAAAACAAGAAAAGCAGTATTTAGAGACAGTCTCAATATTTTTAACTTTAGCGTTGAGGATATTGCTAAAGGCTTTAAATTAAAGGATTGTAAGCTGAAAATTGATTACACAGAATTTCGCGAAATTGGTCATAAAATAACAGAGCACGAATTAGTATACCTGCATGGGGATGTTACAATAATTGCACAGGCTTTGAATTACATGTTTAATGAGGGTTTTGAAAAAATCACAATAGGCAGTAATGCCCTTGCTAAGTATAAAGAGATTGCAGGTAGTAATTTCAGAACGTGGTTTCCAGTTCCGAATTATGACACGGACGTCCGAAAAAGTTATAAAGGGGCATTTACTTTTCTTAATCCCGAATTTGCAGGGAAAGAAATAGGCTACGGTTTTGTACTAGACGTAAACAGCTTATACCCTTTTGTAATGCGAAATAATTTATACCCTTATGGTGAACCAATTTATTATACTGGAAATTATAAAAAAGATGAATTATATCCTTTATTTATTCAAAATGTTACCCTTGAGTTTAAACTAAAAGAACATAAACTGCCTTGTATACAAATAAAAAATAATCTTTCTTATTGTCCTACCGATTATTTATCTGAAAGTGAGGGTGAGGTAAACCTAACATTAACTAGCGTAGACTGGCAGATGATACAAGAGCAATATGATGTTTATAATGTAACTTATCATGGAGGCTATAAGTTTAAGGCAGGAAAAGACTTTTTTACCGAATATATTGACTACTGGGTAAATGAAAAAATAACAGCAAAATTAGAGGGAAATAGTGCTATGTATTTAATAGCGAAGCTTTTTCTTAACAGTTTGTATGGTAAATTTGCAACTAATCCCATAGTTGGCAGTAAAGGGGTAGCAATATCTGAGGATAAAATTATATATCCGCAGCAGCCAGACGAGTACAAAGAACCGATATACATACCAGTAGGTAGCTTTATAACAGCTTATGCAAGGCAGTATACAATAAGTACAGCGCAAAAAATAGAGGATAACTATTTTGCAGGTAAAAGCAAGATAAGATTTATTTACGCTGACACGGATAGTCTACACTGTTTTAGTCCAGACCTCACACTGCCTGATTATATTGACATTGACAACACAAGGCTAGGTGCGTGGAAGAATGAACTTATATTTGAAAAAGGAAAATATTTACATTCGAAATGTTATATTGAACTAGGCGTTGAGCCTCATTTTGGAAATTTGAATAACTTTGATTTTAACTTTAAAGCAAATTATATAAAAGAAGAACTTGAAAAAGAGAGAGAAAAAGCAAAACAAGAAGCAATTGAAAAAGATGAAAAAGAAAAAAACATTATTAAAATTACAATTGCCGGTCTGCCACAGCGTTGTCATGATCAGGTAACTTTTAATAATTTTAACTTAGATACAGAATATAACAATAAATTACGTCCTAGTCATGTAAAAGGTGGAATAGTATTACAGGAAACAACTTTTAAAATTCGTAAAAAATAACTTGACTTTTATGCAACTATAAGCTATTATAGAACTTGACAGAGACAGGTATAGGACTTAATTTAGACAGTACGAATTTAGGGAAAATCTACGTGAAGAGCGTACCCTACCAATGCAGAAAAGCAAAGTGCGTACGTCGGTTAAATATCCTGTACCTGTGATGTCATTAAGAGGTTAAAAATGGATAATAGTAATATTTTTATAGATTATGAAAAGATATTAAGCTTTAACAGGCTGTTTTATCTAATCATGACAATAAGGGGAACAGGAAAAACGTTTGGTGCTAAGAAGTTAGCAATCAGCAGATTTTTAAAAAAGCACATGGAATTTATATACTTACGTAGATATAAAGAAGAATTAAAAAAATTAACAAAGAACGACGGCTTTAAATTTTTTGAAGACCTTGTAAATAACAATGTTTTTCCTGATCATACTTTTAAAATAAGAGAGGGGTTGATCAGCGTAGATGATAAGGTGGCAGGTTATATCACTTCACTTTCTACCGCGACAATTGAAAAATCAATTTCTTATGCAAAAGTTACTTTAATCATATTCGACGAATTTATTATTGCAAAAAGTAACTATCATTATTTACCGGACGAGGTACAGGCATTTTTGGAATTTTACGAAACGGTTGCAAGATTAAGAGATAATGTAATAGTTCTTTTTCTTGCTAATAAAATTTCTGTTTCTAATCCATATTTTATATATTTTAAAGTTCCCTTTTCTACAGCAGACATTATAAAAGTTGGAAATGAAATACTTGTATATAAGGTAACAAAGGATAAATTTATTGAGACAAAGAAAAAGACTCGTTTTGCACAATTAGTAAAGAATACAAATTATGGCGCATACTTGACTGACAATGAGTTTTTAAAAGATAATGATAGCTTTTTAGGAAATAAAAGTGGAAAAAGCCGTTGTATTTTCATTATGATTTACAAAAATTATGAACTAGGTGTATGGTTCGATAACAAAGATAGAACTCTTTATTTAAGCAGTGACACCGATCCTAAATGTCAGATTAAATATTCTTTGAGAATAGATGATCATACTAGCAATTACCAATATTTATCAGGGATTGCTGCCGAACCTTTATTCAAGTTTTTTATTGAGTCTTACAAAAAAGGTCTTTTATACTTTGAAGACATGGGTATAAAGTCTTTAGGTATTGAGATAATAACAATCTTTTTATAAGGAGGTGATAACAATTGCACAGATAGCAGGAGTAATCATTGCAGCATCAGGACTTTTGATCACAGCCGTAGGCATTTTAGTAAAGCATTTCACAGGCTTGACAAAAGCAATCACAGAATTAACCGTAACGATTAAATTTATGACAGCTGATCAGTCACAGTTAAAGTGTGACATAAAAGAGCATAGGGATATGCTGTCAGAACATGAGACCAGAATAAGTATTCTGGAGAAAGAGAGTTGAAATGAAAGAAAGAATTTTTCTTAAACTTACATCAACAAAATTTTGGGCGTACGTCGCAACACTAATTGTGAGTATTCTTGTAATATTCGGAGTGAACAGCACAGTGACAGAACAGATTGGAGGACTTATTGTCCTGATCGGAAACTTACTCATTTATGTTGTCGGCAATGTAGCACAGAAGTCGATAACCTCGGTCGCAGTATCTACCCCGAATAAAGCAACGGCTGAAACAAATTTGATTGAAGCAGCTAAAAAGTCTGCGGACATTATAAAGGAAAGTCTTCCGGAGATTGAGGCAATTGATAAAACAGGTGCGATTAAAGTAATTGCAAATACAGCGGAAGAGGCAGTAAAAGTTATTGAAAATCCTGCGGTAAAAGATATCGTAAAAACGCTCACAACACAGTAAATGTTTCACGTGAAACATCGGAGGTAAAATATGTATGATGCAAATTCTGTATTAAATATTGCAAAACAGGAGGTTGGGTATTTAGAAAAAGCTACCGGAAACGTGCTGTACCTTTATGACAAGAAAGAAAATGCAGGATCATCAAATTATACTAAATATGGCTATGAAATGCATGGTCTCTATCCCGCAACAATGGATTATCCTGCGTACTGGTGTGACAGCTTTGTTGATTGGTGCTTTCAGAAAGCATATGGCGTTTCCAACGCAAAAGCCCTGCTTTGCGGAAACTTTGATGATTACACAGTAAATTCAGCAGCACTTTACAAAAAAACTGGAAACTGGG